AACCGTAAATAAATACGCACCAGAGTGCCATTTCTTATCTTTGCCTATATATTTACCTGATTGTCCGTCTAGAATGTCCCAAGAAGTAACAGCAGGATAGTAACTAAAAGAGTTCCATAACTCCAACTCATCAAGTCTACGCTGAGGAACTTCTTTTGGATCAAAACCTCTTTGAATGAACGCAGATATTGGGAGACGATAGAAGATAGCTCCGTTCTCCATGATTGCGTGAAACAAGATCGGACGACCTGTGATGCACGTAAGACCAAAGATAATACAGTCTTCAACTTCTCCATGATGTTTTTTAAGATCATATAAATACTCCCTTCTTATTTGTGAATACGTTACTGGTATGTTTGCATTTAAATAAGCCACTATTTAACATCTCCCCAATTGGTCCCTGATTCATAATCTACTTTGTTTGGAATCTGCAGCTCGACAGCATCTTCCATGATTTGTTTTATTTTATCAGCATGTTCATAAGATTCAACTGATAAATCCAATTCATCATGGATTTGTATATGAGCTACAATCCCTTCCTTGTAGAGTTCTAACATGGCTTTCTTTGTCATGTCAGCAGCTGACCCTTGGATAAGTTTGTTAAGTGATTTGTAAGTCATTGCTCTTCTTGCTGGATTATCGTGCCAATAGTTTTTTTTCTTAGTATCATTACCCTCATCATCAATAAGAGTTGGACCCATTTGTTGTAGTTCTTTCATTCGATCATAATCTTCTGCTGGAACATATTTACCCCAATCATTACCTCGTAAGATAGGTTCCCATCTTGGAAATCTACATTTACGTTTCAATATTGTTTTGATCTGTCCCTTTTTTTGTGCAGCAGACATAACATTATTCATAAGTTGTTTTACAAAAGGAACTTTAGAATGATATTTATCAAATAATTCATCAGCTTTTTCTTTTGATACACCTAACTCAGCTTGTAGTTTTGCTTTACCCATACCATAGAATAAACCAAGGTTAATTGTCTTAGCTTGTTTTCTAGGTATATCTGCCATATCAGCTACAATTTGATGAAAGTCTGTAGATGGATCATTATCGTATGAATCTGCAATTGTGTTTACACTTGGTAATTTAAATCTTAATGCATATTCTGTAACAAGCCTTGGTTCCTGTTGCGAGTAGTCAAAGCAACCCCACTTGCATCCTTCTTCCGGTATAAATAAAGACCTAATCATAGGTCCTAATTCTGGATCTCTTGCTGGTATTTGTTGTAGGTTTGGATTTTGATAACTGAATCTTCCTGTAACTGTACCTCCATCATCAGATCTTATTTGATTAATTTCAGCGTGAATTCTACCTTTATGTTCATGTTTTATTATCGTATCTATGAACGTTGTACTAATCTTGTTTATCTTTCTAGCTTCTGATATCATTTTAACCACAGGATCTGTATGATTCGCTAAAAAGTTTTTTGTAAAGGAGGGCTCTTGTGATTTCACAGTTCTATCATATTTTAAAGAACGCTTGTCAAAAACTTTGGCAATCGATCTTGCTGCCCATATTTGCACATCTATACCTGTTTGTGCTTTTACTTCTGACATTAATTGCTCTTCTTGTTTACATAATTGTTGTTGCAATTTATGAGCTCGTTCGACATCCACACGAACCCCTTTCTCTCTCATTTCCACGAGACAAGGAAAAAGATCGGTCTCCAAATTAAATATGCCTTCTAAATCTTCTTCTATCAATGTTTGACTTACTTTACGCCAAAGTTCTAAAGTTAGTTCAGCGTCTTTCTCTGCATACGCTCCAACTTCCATGGCTGGTAATCGCCACATGTCTGCTTTTGGATCGAGTCCTCTTTCTTTTGCAGCTTTAACAAGTAAAGCTTCGCTCTTACCTTTATTTAAAAAGTGCCATGACAAGGTATTTAGTGTGTAAGAAAATCTATTCTCATCAATAAGAGAACATGCAATCATGGTATCTACAATCAAACCATTTATAGATAGACCCATAGATCTAATCCAACATACGTCGTACATTGCATTGTGAAATATTTTCGTTGAAGTTGTCTCAAGTATATCTTGGAACCATTCTAAAGTACGTTTCTTATCCATGTTAGGACCTGCACCATGTGCAATCGGAAAATATCCTGACCATCCATCTACAGCTACAGCAATACCAACAACTTCACCTACACCAATAACAGACCCTGATCCCAGTTTCTTTAAATTTGGATCTCTGGTTTCTAAGTCGATTGCTATTTCAGTTGCTTGTCTAAGATCTGGATATTCTGATGGTTGAACCCATTCAGTTTGTGCAAGATATTTTGGAACTTTCATTTCTTTTTCCTTGTTGTATCTTTTAACTTCTTTTTCTCTAATTCACAATAGTGAATGATCTTATCTAAATCTTCTATTCCGTTCTTATGCATATACCTACAAACGTACTTCACAACACATCCTTGGAAGAACGAGAGATTATTTTTTGAAATAAATTCATACGGCTGTATACGAAACAGTTTATAATGAGATCCACCTATTTGAATATCTTGTGGTTTGTTTTTCATTTGATTAAACATATTTACATCTGTCATAACTGATATCCTTTCCTTGTTATCTTTGCTTTTAATTTATATAAATTGTGTCTAGCTCTTGTTGCACCAACATACCAAACACGGTGTTCTTCATCTTGCTTGTCAAGACTTCTTTTTATTGCTTTCTGTATTTTATCACCTTGCTCTAATGAAAGAATTACGTTATCCTCTTCGCCACCTTTTATAGCGTGTATTGTAGATACCCATATTCTTGCATTTTCATCTAGTCTTTCTCTTCTTTCTAATAATTGTCTTATGTAATTTTTTTCTATTACATCTGCATTTACGAATGCATCATACCAAGATACTGTCTTGTCCCAAGATACATCTCCTGTAAATTCTTTTACATCTTTTACATTTTTTTCTTCTAATTCTTTTCCTGACTTCCATTCATCGTAATATCTTTTTGCTTTGTATATTTTTACTTTGTAACTTTTACCTTTGTTTGTTTCATAATATAAATTTTTATGTCTAAGCTCATCCATGATTCTTAACATGTTTGATTTTGTTCTAGATAAGATTAACCATTTACCTTTTGTTAAATCCACCTGACTGATGTTGTTAATATGAAAAGCTTCGCCTTCATCTGATTTTGGTAAATAATCTTTTAGCTTTCTCTGACCCATAATTCTATTTACAATAACTGTAGATTCATCTTGCACAGCTTTTGATATTCTTTTTGAATATTTCAAAACCTTTTCTTTCGCTGGTTCGTTTATAAATCTGTTTACATCAGCTCCGGCCCAGGCAAATATTGCTTGATCATCATCGCCTGCTAGATAAATATCTTTGCTATTTTCTTTTAACTTATCATATAGTTTCCATTGTAATGGAGATAGGTCTTGAGCTTCGTCAATAAAGACAACTTCAAAATTTATATCTTTACTTAAAACATTTTTAATAATGTCATTGAAGTCCTGTAGTTTAGAACTTCTTTTATATTCTTGTAAGTTATCATGTATATGTTTTAGAGTATCCCAGTGAATGTGTTTCGTATCATGTTCATTTCTATCGTATTCTTCTCTGATTGTTGTATCTCTATTAATTGCTCTACCTATCATTTGAAAATATGGATTGTCATTTGTTAGATAATGCGTTTCTTCTTTGTTAAACTTGTCAACATAACTGACCTTTATATTTAACATTCTACCTAAATCTTCATAATGAAAAGGCTGCATTATATTTTCTTCATTAAGTCCTAGTTTGTGATAAGCAAATGCATGAAGAGTTTGAAAGAAAGGTAATTTCTTTTCTTCTACCGGCATTCTTTGTCTAGCTTCTTCTGCTGCTTTTCTTGTAAAAGCAAAATAACCAATTTTATCTAATGGCACACCTAATCGAACATAGGCTTTTGCTCTATTAATAAGTCTGTAAGTCTTACCTGTACCAGGAGGACCATATAATTTATAGATCAAACTATATCCTCCTTATCCTCAAACGATAGTATTTCATCTGGTGCTTTTTCTTTTTCAAATACATCCATAGGAAGTTTTGCACAACGAATAGCTGGAAAGTAGTTTCCGTTTTTATCTTTACCTGGAAATCTTTTTTGTTGATCAAATTTACCTTTGAATAAAGTCTCTAACATGTGTGAAGTTCTTTGTTCATCTTTCTTCCATTCATGTCTTTTAAGATCGTCGAAAAATGGTTGATATTTGAAATATGCAAATCCATCTTCTTCTAATACAGCACCTGTTGCAAATGAAGTATGACTTGTAGCTTTTACACCATTTAAATAATCTTTTGTAAGTTCAAACAATATTTCTCTTGGTGTGGTCCCTGATGCCGGACGCAAGACATCCATATTCGACCACAGTCCTTTCAAGATTCCATTAAACTCTTTCGATTTGATTGGTGGTGGCACCACTTCAATAGAAGCTGCAATCAAAGCTTTCAATTCTCTTTGTTCTATAATTTGTTTTACATTCTTTGCATGTATCGTAGCAACTTTACCATTAGGTCTTGATACATTGATATAAAATTCTGGATCAGGTTTATAATCTATTTTTGTAAGTCCAGATAACATAGGCCATGACTCACTAAGTTGTGATGCAACTCCATAAGTTCTTTTGATACATTCTACTTTGGAGCAACGTTTAGCTATTGGATCTTCATTACAAGTATGACCCGCTGTATCTTTCTTCCAATCTTTAATTTTCTTTTGTACTTTGGCATCACCCCAAATATTATCGTAAGTAATATATGTTCTAGCTGCTTCTAATACTTTCTCTTCCCAACTATCTTTAAATTTCTTTTTAGCAAAGACCATGTAATTATATAAAAATCTATCTCTTTCATCTGATAGCTTCTGACTTTCGCCAAGTTCTTTTGTGATAGCTTGTAAACAAGGAGGTCCATCTAAAAACTCTGCTGGTCCACCTGTAAGTTCTTTTTGTATTAAACTTTTTGCAATCTCTTTTAATTGTTCTTTTGTTTGTAAGTTAAGACCTATTATTTTTATAAAGTCTTCAAATTCTATTTCATCGCCGTTTGGCATTAAAGCTATTCGTTCTTTCTTATTGAAGTATGGTAAATTAATAAAGTTACCATTAATAGGTTTGCCATCTGCATTCATTCCTAGTTTAGTTTGTTTTGGAAATATTTCTGTTGTTGCAGGTAATCCAAATGAAAATAATAATGTTTCTAAAAATTCTCTTATCTCACTTGCTTCTACAGGTTTGTTCATGAATACATAAACATGAAGTCCACCACTTTTAGATTTGATAGGTATGACTGGTAAATCGTTTTCTTCTATAATTTGTAAAAATTTATTTGCACTAAAGTTTTTATAATCAGGATCAATATCAATTGCACCAAAGGATGCCATGCCTTCATCATCACATGGTTGTATACCAATAGATTTTTTTCCTGATAAATGGTCTAGGTAATCTTGATCTGTAATAGGTGAAGATGACCAACCATAGTCACCAGGTTTGAATTTTATCTTTCCTGTTTCCGGATCTTTGTAACCGTTATCTATATTGCAAAAACCATAATTACGGTTCAACCCTGTAAAATATTTTATAAACTCTTTCATAAATAAAAGGGGCGACCAAAGCCGCCCCTAATTGTTTATACAATATCCTGTGTGGATTGATTGTTATTTTCGTATTTAGGTTTAGCTGATCCCTTCGCTACACTTTTTTGTAACTCTTGAGCAATCAAGTATTTATCAGCATCTTCTTTTTTGCTTACATCTAATGATTTAATCATAGATGGTTTGTAAACATGCCAACTTTTACTTCCAGCTGTTCTTGCTACAGTTTTCAAATTGTAAACCGCTGCATATGAAGCTGGTTGATAAGGACCTTTATCATCTTTGAATCTAAGGTTCTTAATCAGATTGTTTAGCTCTCTCGCTGGAGAAAGATTAGAAGATCTCATTGGCATAACACATGGTCTCAACTCATCGTTGATGATTGCCAATACATAGAAGTATGCAGTTT